TATATGGATTTTCACCTCTTACAAAAGAAATATACCCAGTTGCCTTTCTAATTAAAATTTCTTCTCCATTTTTCTTAAAATTACCATTTGAGTCAAACACATCTTTAACATCAATCTTACCTCGTCTATCATTAGAATTCATAAGGTTAAGTAGCCAAATTATTTCCTTATAATTGTTATACATTGGAGTAGCAGAGAGAAGTAGAAATCTCATATTTTCAGCGGCCTTTACTAAGTACTCTAAATTTACAGCTACCTTTTTCTTCTCTTTATCATCTGTTTTACGAATATTATGAACTTCATCTATAACAATTAATCTGTTATTAAACTCATTTCTTAATCTACGTAAAACTCTGCTATTTAAATCTATTTTTACATCTTTAAGCTCTTGTATTTTTGTTTTCTCTCTTTTTTCTCCTGGCTTAATTATTTTTTTCTCTCTTTTCTTTTTGATCTCTTCTTCATAATTCATTGTTTTAATAATATAATTTGCAAATTGAACGTAACCTAAAAAGATATAATAAGTATTTATCAAAGTTTTTATTTGACTAATTACTTTGTCTCTAGGCATTGGCATATTCATTGGATTTATTTCTTTCAATAATTTATTTCCAACACATCCTCTCATACTCCATATGCCATTAACTTGTTTTAATTTTCTCTCATCAAATAATTGCAATTTAAAGTTATCTTGAACATTCTCAGAAGCAACAATAATAATTCTCTTTGTTATGCCCATTAGTTTCATATAATCTCTCATCTCTTCACAAACACCAATTGCACTACACGTTTTACCTGAACCTAAACCATGGTATAAAAGTAGACTGCTATATGGTGTCTGAAATGACATAAAGTTTTTAACAAATGCTTGATGAGGTTGCAATTCAAAATCTGCATTAGCTAAAATATCAGCTTGTTGCTTAATATTCTCGTAAACAGTTCCATCATATTTGGTATCATTGAACTCTTTTTTATTAGCGATTTTAATATTAAATTCTTTATCATTTAAATTAGGATATAAATATTCATTTTCATCTTCATTCTCAGATAAATATTTTCTCTCTAATATTTCCTTTTTAAGTAAGAATTTGTTGCATTCTGGTGTAAAAAAATTATCATTATTACAATTAATACTTTTAAATTCATCTTCTAATTCATCTTTTTCAATTAATCCAATATCAGACGATGATGATGAAACGTTAACTGTTGATGAAGTTGACGGAACACTGGTTGAAGATTTTGAAGAAGTATCAGAGGATGAAGTGGTTTCATTTGAAGACGAAGTTTTACTAGATGAAGAAGAAGTAATACTTGATGATGAAGAACTACTTGAAGGTTTTGTAGACGAACCCTTATTAAGCTCTGATTTATCGCTTGGAACGCTAGATTCTTCATCAGATGATTCAATTATTAATGATTTCTTTTTTGGATTGTCTGTCATAATATTATATATTATGAATATAATCTATATTCTTGTAATACTTTATTAATATTTTGAATAATTTCTTTTTTTTCTAAATTATATGGTCTTATAGATTCTAAACATTTATCAAGTGTTTTCCATTCTAATTTACTTACTTCTGTTACTTGAAAATTATTCAAATCATCCGAATTATCAACTTCTTGTAAATTATTGAATAAAGCTAAAAAATACTTATGTTTATAAGCTTTATGATTCGAACCGATAAACATTTCTTCAAATGGTAATAAATTATCAATTATTGTTAGTCTGTTTTGAGTAATACCGGTTTCCTCTTGAAATTCTCTTAATGCACAATCTAAATCTTTTTCCCTTTGATTACGACGACCTTTAGGAAATTCCCATTCTGTTTCAGACCATGTAGTTGTACTCAATTTAACTATATCTTTTAGTGTATAGAGTGAATTATCAATTATTACACCTTCTTTTAATTGTTCAAATTTCTTTTTTGATGCGTTTTCTTCACTTTTATATTGATTATTTCCAATATTTGTTTCGCCCCACATCTCTATCCATAATTTATCAAATGTTAAAGTCAGAATTTGCTCTTTTTCATTTAAAGACATTTCGTCTACTAATGTTTTTAACTGAGTTAAATTGTACGGCGAATATTTACCTCTGATAAAATCAATATATCCAAAACTATTTTTACGTCTTATCATAAGATATTCAATTCCTTCTAATCCTCCTCGAAAAGCTATAATACCATAACTAGTTATTGGCAATTTACATTGGTGAAACATATGTCCTTGTTTACCGCAATTATTACATATATTTGTATTTTTACTCATTAAATCCCTAATATACATTGAATGAATTGTTTAAATATTAATTTTAATAATAAAATTAAGTATATAAAGTTTGATTTGATAAACTAAAATAATATATCAATAAAATATATAAATGCCTCGATTTAATTTAGGTTTATACCAAAAGAATTTTAATTCAACATCTAGGGTAACAGGCCCAGCTATTAATATGGGATGTACTAGAGGTAGAGGTTCGACAACACGTATGCTTAATTATTGCAGTAAAACTTCACCAAACCCATCTTTATGTATTAATCAATTTATTACAAAAAAATAATTAAAATATGACATAATTGTATAATGTCAAGTCAATTAAGAGAAGTATCTACTCAACCAATTATTACTTCAGTAATTCCAATTAATGAAGGATTAATAATTAATTACGATCCTCCAATTTATGACGGAGGGTATCAAATAACCGCTTATAAATTTTCTGTTGATAATGGAGTTACTTATCCTTTTACAACAAGTAATACTTCATCATTTACAATAAATGACCTCATAAATGGAACAATATACCAAGTAATTATGTTAGCTGTAAATGCAGATGGTTATAGCCCAGCTTCTAATATGGTAGAAGGTACTCCTTCAAATTAATAAATAATTGAGTAATTATTAATTATTTATTTTAAGCGAAAATATTAATGTCAGCAACTGTCTATCTAGACCCAAAAATATGGGGACCTCATTATTGGTTTTTTTTACATACTGTAGCTATGACTTATCCTCATCATCCAAATGCAGTTACAAAGAAAAAATATTACGAATTTGTTCAAAATATACCATTATTTATTCCAGTTGAGCAAATATCAAAAGAATTTGAACATTTAATAGATAAATATCCTATAACGCCATATTTAGACAATCGTGATTCATTTGTTAGATGGATGCATTTTATTCATAATAAGATTAATGAAAAGCTAGAAAAACCTCAGATAACACTAAATGACTTCTTCGTTGAATACTATAATCAATATAAATCACAAGATGAAAAATTAGCAGAATACTATAAATTGAGAGAAAAGTTTATATATGGAGGAATTTTAGTTTCAATTTTAGGTTCGATTTATTATTTATATGACAAATAATAATGTTATTTTATATATATATGGGTAAAACAAGAAAACAATATAGAAATAATAAAGGAGGTAAAGTAATTGCATCTGGTGGTTATGGATGTGTTTTTAATCCTGCGTTAAAATGCGAGGGTTCAACAAAGAGAGAAAAAAATAAAATATCAAAATTAATGACCGAAAGACATGCTACTCAGGAATATGAAGAAATTAATAATATAAAAGATAAATTAGATTCTATTCCAAATTATGAAGATTATTTTTTACTTTATGATGCAACATTATGTAGACCAGCAAAATTAACAGCAACTGATTTGGCTGATTTTAATGATAAATGCTCAGCATTACCAAAAGATGATATCACAAAAACCAATATAAATACGAAGCTTGACCAAGTTATGTCATTAAATATGCCAAATGGTGGATTACCAGTTGATGATTATATTTATACAAATGGCTCTTTTCAAAAAATATATGCTCTTCATACTAAACTTGTAAAACTTTTGAAGCATGGAATTATTCCAATGAACAAACGCCATATTTATCATTGTGATATTAAAGATTCAAATGTTCTAGTTGACGATAGTGAAGCCGAATTAAAAACACGTTTGATTGATTGGGGTTTAACTGTTGAATATGAACCTAGTGATGAAAAATTTCCAAAAAACTGGAGAAATAGACCATTGCAATTTAATGTTCCATTCTCTGTTGTAATATTTAGTGACTCATTTTATGAAAAATATTCAAAATATTTGAAAGATGGTGGTGAAGTTAAAAAAGTATCACTTAAACCATTTGTTATAGATTATTTAAATTCTTGGATGAGTGAAAGAGGTGCAGGTCATTATAAATTTATTAATGAAATAATGTTCAAATTATATAGTAATGATTTTTCAAGCGTATCAGAAAAGAGCAAACCGGTTTTTATCGAAACACAAGTAACAATGCCAACAATTGTAGATTATATAGTAAATGTCTTAATGCATTATACAAAATTTAAAGAGAACGGTGATTTAAATTTGAGAGAATATTTAAATGATGTTTTTATTAAGATAGTTGATATATATGGCTTTATTAATATTTACTATCCATTATTAGAATTATTATATAATAATTATTTCTCTCTAGATACTGCAAAAATAGAGTTATACAATCAATTATCATACATATTTAAGATGTATTTATATACACCTACGAATAAACCTTATGATATAGATGAATTATTTAAAGACTTAAAAGAGTTAGGAAATTTAATACATATTATAATTACAGGAAAGAAAAAGACTACAGTATCTTCATCGCCTTTAGCAAGTGGAATAAAGACTCGAAAAATACGAGCGTCAAAATCATCATTATTTAAGAGAAAACCATTGATTAAAAGATTTAAAAATCCAATATTCTTATCGTTAAAATAAAAAATCTCAATTATTAGTATAATGAAGGATTTTAGTAAACTATGTACTCCTGCTAAAATTTATTTTGCAATTGCAGTAATTGCAACAATCTTTGGACTATTTAATGGTATGTCTATAATGTTTGCATTTTGGAAACTAGTATTTGCGTTCATTTGGACCTTTGTTTTAGGATGGTTGTGTAATAAGGGTTACACTTCAATTTCTTGGTTCTTAGTCTTATTGCCTTATATTCTTATGGCTTTAGCAATGTTAAATTTGTATCATGTTACTCATGAACAAAGACAAGTAATGAGAACCTTGCAATTACAAGGTGCATACGGTCAAGAGGCTATGACTAATAAGAAGAAATAAATGCTATTTAATTACATTATTTTATTATACAATTAATATAATAATGAGACTTGAAATATTTATATTAGGATTGACAGCATTTTTTGTGTATAATGCATATACCGATGGAAAATACACAAAAATGTTTATGTCTTTCAAAAAATATTATAAAATGATTTTTTATGCTCTATTAGGAATTGGAATTTATTATATGTTAAAAAGAAATCCTACCCGTGGTAAAGATATGTTACTTTACGCAAATAATGTGGTAAAGTGTTTACCAATTGATAGAAATTCTATGGATATGTTAAGTCCAATTATTGACTTTACTGGTACACCCGATAGAAGTTTTATGGAAGGTTTTAATGATATAGAACCATCGGCACCGGGATTTTGTTCAGAGAGAAGAATTCAAAGTTCAGGAAGGGGGGCTACAAAGCGTTCTGTAAGCGAAACTAAAAAGAAATATGTCGCAGCAAATCAAGACTGGAAATGCGGTCACTGTCATAATCAATTAGACCATACATTTGAAATTGACCACAAATTACGTCTTGAATATGGTGGAGGAAATGATGTAGACAACTTAATTGCATTATGTAGAAATTGTCATGGTAAAAAAACTGCAAGTGAAAATATGTAGAGATAATTTTATTAAAATATTGTATTATAATAATATATGAATGCAAATGCAAATACAAATGAAAATTTATTGCCAAAAATTAATACACCAGGTGTATTTTATGCAATTTCAGCTTTAATTATATTTCTGATAATAATGATGTTTTTAATAATGAGTGATACAAGTTTAACACCATCATCTACTATTAAAATAAATAAATCAAAACAACAAATAATTAATGATATTTTGATTATTATGTTTTTCTGTATTTTAGTTTTTGGTCTTTGTATAATATTTTTACCAAATTTAAAAGAGTTTAAACAATTATTTGAGCAAATTGGAAATGTTACATATGTTATTTTGTATACTATTTTTGCAATTTTATTTTACACTTTGACATCAAATGATATTTTAAATAATTATTCGTATATTATTAACCCTTTAATGTTAGGTTTAGGGGGACTTGCATTTTATAAAAGTGCAAATAGTAACTATATTGAAAAATTTAATATTAATTACGAGAGGATTAAAATGATTATTTTATTATTTTGTTTAATAACTCTCTCTATAACTTTTTATAATATTAATCCAGGAGGTGCAGCTGAAAAATATTTTGGTTACACTTTATTGCTTACAATTATTATATCAGTTTTTGCGTTTTTGTACATTATTATTTTGTTAACATTGCCAGGTCAGGAGGGTAGACAAACACAAAATTTGTTTAATAATTTTTCATCATTTGGGGTTTATGGTAGTATAGGATTTTTACTTTTCCTCGTAGTTACGACAGCTATTATATCAATTAATAAAGATAGTTTTTTTGCAAATAAAGAAAAATCTTCAGCAGTGATGGTTTTATTACTTATGATTTCAGTATCATCTGTAATTTTATTAGGTGCAAATTTATTCACTGGTCAGACAACAGCAAGTGATATGAAAGTAATGAATAGTAGTTTATTAATACTATTTGGATTGGTAATTTCTAGTTTACTTATCTACTGGATAAGTTATAACATTGAAAATTTATCTGGAAAATCAAGTATAATAAGTTTTGTTTTAAATCTATTACTGGTTGCTATTATTCTAGGACTTATCTACAAAACAATATATGTAAAATTACCAGCAGGCAATTCTAAGAAAAATGCATTTTTTAATTTAATATTAACAACATTGTTGTATATACCTTGTCTATTTAGCGGAGCATTTGATTGGATGGGAAAAATAGCTGTAGGTCAATATAGCGCATCAAATGCAGGTTCATTTATGATGTTAATTGTGGCATTAGGTTTAATTATTGCTTATTTTAAAACACCTTCTTTATTCAATTTAATAAGCACTCAAGGAGGAAAACAATTGGTTAATAAACCAGTGTATACAGATACTGTATATAATTTAGGTAGTTATCAGGATTTAAATGGAAGTGATAATTTTGATTATCAATATGCTATATCTTGTTGGGTATTTATAGATGCCGCACCTCCAAATATGAATCCTAATTACAAAAAATTTACTTCTCTCTTAAACTTTGGAAATAAACCGAATATTTTATATAATCCAAGCAAACATACTTTGATGATTACAATGGAACAAAAAGATTTGAAAGAGGTTACAAAAAATAAATTGACTGATTTTGATGATGAAGGTAATAGAATTATTTATATTAATAAGAATTTCTTACTACAAAAATGGAATAACATTATAATTAATTATAACGGAGGAACATTGGATGTATTTTTAAATGGTGAATTAGTAAAATCATCAATCGAAGTAGTTCCTTATTATACATTTGATAATTTAACAATTGGAGAGACAGATGGTATAAAAGGAGGTATATGTAATGTAGTTTACTTTAGACGTGCGTTAACTTCTGCAAATATATATTATGTATACAATAGTGTTAAAAACCGAACTCCACCTACATTAAATGATTCAAATCAAACAATAATGGTTAAAAATGTAAACACAGCAATCAATTCAGTAAATACTGTAGCTTAAATTTTTATTTAATTAATTTAATAATTTAAGTAGAAAATTTCTAAATCTATATTATACAATGAGTGCTTTAAGTATTGTGATTACAGTAGTAGTAATTGTCTTAATAATAATGTTATTGAGATATATTTTTGCAGACCCATATACATTACAAAACATTCAAGATGGCCAAACAACATCAACAATTAGTGCATCTGATTTAGCAACAAATGGTTCAGATGTACCATCCAGCAATTTTGCATATTCTGTATGGTTTTACGTGAATGACTGGAACTATCGTTATGGGGAACCAAAAGTTATATTTGGAAGAATGGGTGCTAAATCAGGAAGCAACGGAGGTTCAGTTCCAGGTGTTAGTGGTTTAGACCCTTGTCCAGCTGTTGTTTTAGGAGCAGTTGAGAATAACATATCTGTATCTTTAGGATGTTATCCTGGAGCAGACCAGGAGCCAACGACAGCAGGTGGTAATACAGTTGTTCATACATGTACTGTAGCCAATGTACCAATTCAAAAATGGGTTAATTTAGTTATTAGTGTTTACGGAAGATCAATGGACTTATATATTGA